AACGGTATGCGCATAGACACCAAATACTTAAAACATGCTATAGCTAAAACAGAGTATAAAATAAAAACTCTTTCTCACAAAATGAAGTCAGACAAGGTTTATAAATTATGGAAAAAAGAATATGGTGCTAGAACCAATATGAGTTCCAGAACCCAATTGGGAAAAGTATTATTCACGGTGATGGAGTATCCTTGTACTGCTCGTACTACGAAGGGAAGGCCCCAAGTTGATGAGACGGTTTTGAGTACGATTGATTTGGAGTTTGTTAAGAACCTTCTCAAAATCGAAAAGCTTAAAAAAGCTAACACAACTTATCTCAAAGGCATTCTAAGACATACAACGGATGGGTTCTTACATCCTGTCTTCAATCTAAACATAGCTCAAACTTTTCGCAGTAGTTCCAGCGACCCTAATTTCCAAAACATTCCAATACGTATTCCGGAAATGGCCAAATTAATTCGCAGGGCTTTCATTCCCCATCCTGATCATCATATAGTTGAAACGGATTATAATGGGGCTGAAATAGCTTGTGCTGCTTGTTATCATTTGGATCCCCGAATGATAGCGTACATAAAAGACGAAACAAAAGACCTTCACAGAGATATAGCAGCTCAGTGTTATCTTCTACCAAAGAAAGAAGTTACAAAGGATACACGATATTGCGGGAAAAATATGTACGTGTTCCCCGAATTTTATGGTGACTATTATCTCCATTGCGCTAAAAATTTATGGGAAGCAATCGGGAAAATGAAATTGGAGAACACCAGAGGGATTGGTCTATACCGTCATTTAAGGGGAAAAGGAATAACGAAATTGGGGGCTTGTGATCCCAAACTACGTTCTAAAAAAGGAACGTTTGAAAGACATATTCAAGAAGTAGAAGAAGATTTTTGGGGCAATCGTTTTGAAGTTTATGGACAATGGAAAAAGGATTGGTATTCTGATTACCTTAGAAAAGGATATTTTGACACGCTAACAGGATTTAGAATTGAGGGTGTGTATAGAAGAAATGAAGTTATTAATTATCCGGTTCAAGGTTCTGCTTTTCATTGGCTGCTTTGGTCTTTGATTCGTATAAATAAATTGCTAAATAAATACAACATGCGTTCTTTAATTGTCGGACAGATACATGATAGTATTGTTGGAGATGTACATAAGAATGAATTAAAACAATATTTAGAAATTGTTAACCAAGTCATGACGTTGGATGTTAAAAAACATTGGAAATGGATTAATGTACCTTTGTCTATCGAAGCGGAAGTTGCGCCATTAGGTAAAAGCTGGTACTCAAAAGAAGAAGTAAAAATATGACCAATACAAAAATAAAAGAACTGGTGAATCATATTGATGATTTTGGTAAAGGCCTGTCTGAGTGGGAAACCAAATTTATTGTTAATATGATAGACAATACCCCTCTTAAATATTCACCAAAACAAATATTAATCATTCAACGTATATACGATGAAAAATGTTAGAGGTAAAAATATGAGCGTAACAAAAAGCATAATTAAAAGAACAATCAAAACTTTGGAATGGATGATATCTGATATGAAGTATCGTTTTGATGACACTTACGGACATGAACGTGGGGCTGAAGGTGGCTATAGTCCTGAATTAACAGAGGCAATCGAAGTATTAGAAAGATGGAAGGAACTAAACAATGAATGAACTTTACAAGGTACATCGACCAAAAGACTTTAATGAAATTGTCGGGCAAAAAACGCCTGTCAAAGTATTAGAAACCTTTTTGAAAAATGAAACGCTTCCTCATACCTTACTTTTCACGGGACCCAGCGGTTGTGGTAAAACAACTCTTGCTCGTATCGTAAGAAAAAAGCTTAAATGTGGTAAGCATGATTTTACGGAAATGGACTGCGCTGACTTTAGGGGGATTGAAATGGTACGCAGTATTCGTAAACGTTTAAGACAGGCCCCCATAAGCGGGAAGTGTAGAGTTTGGCTGATTGATGAATGTCACAAAATGACGACAGATGCCCAAGATGCCTTTTTGAAAATGCTTGAAGACACGCCTAAACATGTTTACTTTTTCTTAGCTACCACTGACCCTCAAAAATTAAAAAAGACAATAAAAACCAGAGCCACCGAAATAGCAGTGAAATCTTTGACCCCTAAAGAAATGAATACACTGGTTGTTTCGACGGTGCTATTGGAAAATAAAAAAGTCAGTGACGATGTGATAGAAAAAATCAAAGAGCACAGTGAAGGTTCAGCGAGAAAGGCTATGGTTTTTCTGAACCAAATAATAGAACTGGACACAGAAAAAGAAATGATGGAGACAATACAATCTTCTACGGCAGAGGTCCAAGGTTTCGCAGTAGCTCAGGCCCTATACAAAAAAGGTATGAGTTGGTATAATATGTCGCAAATCCTTAAAAGCGTTGCGACGGAGGAAGCAGAGACCATTAGGTGGATTGTTTTAGGGTATTCCAAAACCATCCTACTATCCGGCAGCCAATTATCCGGAAAAGCATATCTAACTATTGATGCATTCAGAGATAATTTTTATGATTCGAAACATGCCGGATTAGTCGCAGCGTGCTACAAAGTAATTGTTGGTACGGAATAAAAATAAAAAAATAAAATTTTTATTCGCAAAACCTCTTTGATATGATGATAATATAGATAGAAAGGTAACAAATGAAAAAGAAAGAAAGAGTACAAGATTTTGATTTTTTCGATATTGATAAAAACAGACTGGATGAAGAGTGGATAAACCAACCCCGCTTATTTTATACCTATGCCAAAGAGTTGGCGAAAGCCAGGCAAGGGTATGAAGAGGTCAAAGCGGAATTGGACGTTGTAAAAGCTACTGTGGATAGAAAGATAAGAAATAAAGCAACGGCAACAAGTATCAAAATGACGGAGCCTTTAATAGCTAACACTGTTATCTCTCATCCGGTATATATGGAGGCTTTGTCAATCGTCCAAAAGAAAAAATATGATGTTGATATTTTACAAGCAGCTGTTGCGGCTTTGGATCATCGTAAGAGTGCGTTGGAAAGATTAGTGAGCTTACACGGCCAAAACTATTTTTCAACCCCAACCGCACCCGATGAAGCTTCAAAAGAAAGGATGGATGATCTTGAAAAAACTTCTATTCGTTCCGGTAACAGACGTAAAAAGACTGGAACCAAAATACATAAAAAGAAAAAAGACGAATGAAGATTTTTTTTATAATTTTAGCCACGCTTATCCTATTGCCTGTGCTTAGCTACTATTGTGTTAAATGGGGTGCGTTTGGTTTTTATAAAGCAGTAGAACTTATAAAAAAAGAAATAGAAAATAAAGAAGAAAAGTAATTTTTAATTTTTAGGGCCTCTTATATAAAGGAAACAAAACATGGCCAAGAAGAAACGTGGTAAGAAAAAGAAACATAGTGCCGCAGCCTCAACGAAACGGAGAGCAACGGAGCATCGGTCTGGTTTTGAAAGAACCAGTTTCGATGTCCCTAATGGTGTGGAGACATTCAGTTTAGAAAATGCTTCACCAGTTCGTATCGACATTTTACCTTATAAGGTAGGCAAGGGTAATCCTTTCGCTGATGAGGGTTCACTTCATTACGAAAGAACCTTTTTTGTCCATCGTGGTATCGGTGCCGATCAAAATTCTTATGTATGCCCCCGAAAGACGGCAAAGAAAAAGTGTCCCATTTGCGATTACCAAGCTAAGTTACGAAAGGACCCAAACGCTGATGAGGACTTGATAAAGTCTTTATCCCCGAAAGAGCGTCAATTATTCAACGTAATTGACCTGAACAATAAGGAAAAAGGCGTGCAACTTTGGGAATTATCTTTTTACTTATTCGGAAAAGCTTTGGATGCTCGCATTCGTAACTCTGATGAAGATGATGGTTATGAAAATTTTGCGGACCTGGAAGATGGTTTCACTTTGAAACTCGGCGTGGAAGAAAAACACTTCAATAAAAATACTTTCTATGATATTGAATCCATAGATTTCAAATCCCGTAAAAAGGATTATCCAGAGAGTATTCTTGATGAGGTCCACCCTTTGGATGATCTTCTCAAAATTCTGAAGTACAAGGAATTGAAGAGTATTTTGCTTCAAACGGAAGAAGATGAACCGGACGATGAGGACGATGAAGAACCGGACGATGAAGATGAAGATGCGGAAGATGGGCCCAAGTACAAGAAGAAAACCAAGAAGAAGTCATCCAAGAAAAAAGACGATGACGAAGATGAGGACACTATCCCCTTCGATGAAGAAGAAGCGGACGATGACGACGATGACGACGATGAAGAACCGGACGATGAAGATGAAGATGCGGAAGATGGGCCCAAGTACAAGAAGAAAACCAAGAAGAAGTCATCCAAAAAAAAAGACGATGACGAAGATGAGGACACTATCCCCTTCGATGATGAAGAACCGGACGATGACGACGATGACGACGATGAAGAACCGGACGATGAAGATGAAGATGATGATGACGATGAAAATTTTGACGATGACGATGAAAATTTTGACGATGACGATGAGGACGATGAGCCCAAGTCGAAAAAGAAAACCAAGAAGAAGTCATCCAAGAAAAAGTCAAAAAAAAATGCCCAGGGAAAGGCACGTTCGGGGAAAGCACGGACTTGATAAAAGACTGTGACGGATGTGCTCTATGGGAAGAATGCGACGATGCTAAACATGATGTAAATTAGAAAGGTGGGGCAGGGGCTTATATTATTATGCTCCTGCCCTTTTACGAAAACAGGAAAGAAAAAAACCTACTTGGAGTTGGCAAGGTCCGTAGGTTGCAACAAGGACAACCCAACTCTCTTTCCTTTTTTAGAACAGAAAGATTTATAAAATGGCAAGAGGAATGTTAACGGACGAAGTAAAAAAAGTATCCATGAAGCGTTTAGGATATGAAATCACTCAAGCAGAATTAAGACTCATGCCGTATATTATTACACAAACGATAGACAATGAACCATTAAATGGCAGACTATTATCAAAAGATGATTGGGACGTATTAGAAAAATGGGAAGATTCTAAGCTTATTGTGCGGACTGCTTCATGTTGTGCTCTTTCGGTGAAATTCTATCGGACTATGTGTGAGATTCTTCTTGTCGGATATTGTTCTGATTACATCCTCAAAGAGAAATAAAAAATGAAAATAAAAGACGTTAAAAAGAAATTGAAGCCAAAGAAAAAAACCACTCCCATTAAAAAATACCTGAGTACCGGAAGCACTTTATTGAACTTAGCTTGTACTGGTAAACCTCACGGTGGTTTTATTAAGGGTAAGTATTACTTTCTTGTAGGCGATTCAACCAGCGGCAAAACTTTCTTATCTCTCACTTGTTTAGCGGAAGCTGCTAACAATCCGAATTTTGATGGCTACCGCTTCATCTACGATAACAATGAAGATGGGGCTTTAATGAACATCGAGAAGTTCTTTGGTAGAAAGGTCGCTGATAGAATAGAGAATGCGAACTACTCAGGAACTGGCCCACGTTGTTCTACTACCATTGAAGAGTTTTATTATAATATTGATGACGCTTTGAAAGATGAATGTCCTTGTATTTATATTTTGGATTCGATGGACAGCTTGAGTTCAGAAGAAGAAATAAGCAAATTCGAAAGCAATAAGAAAGCATCACGAAAAGGAAAAGAAACCACCGGCTCTTATGGCGATGGTAAAGCAAAAAAGAACTCAGCGAATTTACGGAAATTAATGGCTCCACTTAAAAACACCGGTTCCATTCTTATCATTCTAAACCAGACCAGGGACAACATAGGATTCGGTTTCGAAAAAAAGACACGCTCAGGAGGCAGGGCATTACGATTCTATGCTTGTTTAGAAATGTGGTCATCTCTTAAAAGAAAAATCACGAAAACTGTTAAAGGAAAACCAAGACAATTAGGGGTATCCTGTAATGTTCAAATTAAAAAAAATAGAATTACGGGCAAAGATAGAAGTATCAATATACCTATTTATCATTCTTTTGGAATTGATGATATTGGTTCATGCGTTGATTACTTAATTGATGAAGGGTATTGGTCGAAAAATGGCAATACCATTGTAGCGAAAGAAATCAATTACAAAGGTACTAAAGAACATCTCATCCAGTTTATCGAAAAGAAAGAAATGGAAAAAGATTTAAGAAGCTTGGTTGGCGATGTGTGGAACGAAATTGAAAAAGCTTGTGAAGTAAAAAGGAAAAAACGATATGAGTAATAAATTACTACGTGGGGATTTTGTAATCTTCGATGATATGAAGGGACTTACAGGAAAGGGCATAATAACCAAGATACAACATACAAGCTCTTGCTACCGTCATTGCTTTTTTAGCATTATGGTAGATGATGGCGATGGTTACGGAATGGGGGACGTTACAATGGTTGGGGCTCATATTAGGGTAGTAGAAGAAATAAATGTTTTTGACTTGATAAAAGAAAACGTAAAATGAACAAAAAATACCTAATATTGGATTGTAACTATCTTTGCCATCGAGCTAAACACTCCACTGGAGGTTTAAGCTATGGCGGTTCACCGACCGGAATCATGTTCGGTTTTTTACATACGGTTCTAAATTTACAAGAGCGATTTGATATACCCAACGTTTTATTTTGTTGGGACTCACGGACAAATAAAAGATATGATTTGTTTCCAGATTATAAAAAGAAGCGTGGGAATAAATACAAAGACTGGACGGAAGAAGAAGCAAAGTTTGAAAAGGAATTCAGGCTTCAAATGAAAAAACTCCGTACCATTTATCTCAAACAAATAGGATACAAAAATATATACGTCCAGAAAGGATACGAAAGTGACGACCTCATAGCCTCTTTGTGTTTAAGCATGTTTCCTAACGAAGAAGCGATCATCGTAACTTCTGATAAAGACTTGTACCAACTTATCCGTCCTAACGTTTCTTTTTACAATCCGCAAAAAAGTAAAATGATGACATTTCAAGGTTTTTATAAAGAGTATGGAATAAAACCTTTTATGTGGGCAGAAGTAAAATGTTTGACGGGTTGTTCTACTGACGAAGTTCCTGGGATTAAAGGTATTGGTGAAAAGACTGCTGTTAAATATATAAAAGGGGAACTGAAAAAAACAACCAAAGCCCTTCAAAATATAATATCGGATGAGGGTGGTAAAATATACGAAAGGAATCGCCCTTTGGTTGTATTGCCGTTTGAAGGAACCAAAACCTTTTCAATCGTTCCGGATGAGATATCAACAAAAGGTTGGAATGATGTTATTAAAAAATTAGGTTTCAAATCTTTTAGAAACAAAATTCCTATACAAAAACGGAAAAGGAAAACATTATGACAAAAGGAAAAGGAAGTTCTTTTGAACGTGAAACTTGTAAGTTATTTAGTCTTTGGTGGACATACGGAAAAAGGGAAGATGTGTTTTGGCGGACGGCTGGGAGCGGTGCGAGAGCGAAAGTGCGTAGCAAAAAAAACCAACGCACTTTCGGTCAGTATGGCGACATCCAAGCTACTGACCCAATCGGACAAAGATTAATTGACGTGTGTTCCCTTGAATTGAAAAGAGGTTATTCCAAAAGCACTTTCGCTGATGTTTTAGATTCATCGGATGGGGCAGCGGAACAAATGTTTGAAAGTTTTGTAAGACAAGCCGCACTTGATAGTATAAATAGCAACGCCTTCACTTGGCTTTTGATTACGAAAAGAGACAGAAGAAAAGCTTTAATATTCATGCCATTTACTTTTAGAAAGAAATTAATAAGCATAGGGTGTAACATAAATCGGAAACATCCGGTGTGTTCCTTTTCCATAAAAACCAAAGGCAATCTCACACATACTATTTTTGGTATGACGTTACAATCTTTTTTCGATACGGTGAAGCCGAAACATATTAAAAAAATACATTCAGAAGGCCATAAGTTCTACCCATCCATAGTACCTAAAAGAATGACACGGAAGAGCCAAAACTATTAAAAGGCAAATCGTCAAAAAATGCTCAAGTTCTTAAATGTCTAAATTGTGATGAAGATGAAGTAAGATGGTCTAATAATAAATGGCGTTATGATAGTTGTGGAGCTATAGGAAGCAATGATTGATCCGAATAACATAAAAAAGTCTCAAGCTAAAAGAATTATTGTACTGGTCGAAAGGGTAGCACGAGCAGAAATCATGGCCCGTTTAGCCCCTACGAATGATTTCGCCAATTGGTATGATATTAAGGTGAAGCAAGAAGATAAATTAAGACGGTATATTTTTGGAACGTCATCATTAGTAAAATTAGGCAGACGTTGGGGCTTATTAAAAAAGAATGATAAAAAAAACATTGACGTCAATAATATAAAAACGAAAAAGATTGAAAAACAATCCTTGTTAGAGGTGTTTGGAATATGAGATGCGTATTATGGTGGTTTTTATGCGGTGTTATTATTATGGTTATTGGAACGTTGTGGGACATTTTAATAATAAGAAGGGACCCACAAATCAAAATGTGGATGGTAGTAATGGCTATGATAATCGGTCCTTTTAATTTGTATCTTTTGGGCAAAGTAATGTACATGAGAATAAAAAGGAGTTTGAGATGATCAAAGACACTGATAAAATAGTGGGGACTTTATTGTTTCTAGGTGGAGTGGCTTTTGTTTTATTCATAGGGACGGTGGTTAATCAAAAAGACATACAAAAAGCCCGACAAAAATCTTCTACCTTATTAAAAAAAGTGGAAGCTTTAGAAACAGAATTAATAGAAAAACAAAGCAAACAAAAATACAAAGTGACTGCTTACTGTCCCTGTGAAAAATGTTGTGGTGAATACGCAGACAGGATAACAGCGAGTGGTCACCGAATAAGGAAGGGCGACAGGTTTTGTGCTTCCCCTTTACCTTTCCTTACCGTGTTAAATATTCCTGGTTACGGAGTTGTGCCTGTTTTGGATAGAGGTGGTGCTATTAAAGGTAATTGTATCGACGTTTATTTTGACACTCACCAAGAAGCTTTAGAATGGGGTGTTCAATATTTATATGTAGAAATTATTATAGAATAATGACCAATAACGAAAAAAATAGAATAGTATGTCGATTGTTAGGATGTGAATGGACGTTATGTGGTATATCCTATCATAGACGTTGTTCTCGATGCGGGGATATGAAAACAATAATTCATAATGAAATGCCTAAATCTGGCCTACTTGAAACAACGTATCAGATAAAAAATGATGACGGAAAAAGATAAAAATAAAATACTATGTCGATTATTAATGCACGATTGGAATGGTATGATGAAAACGATTGATGTGGGATATTGTGTCCGTTGTGGGTTATTCAGCATAGGAAATGAAAATGAACGTGCTGTTCTTAATCCGCAAACGAAAAAAGGTGATGACAAGTTGACAGGCTCTCTCGAAAAAAATAAAAATAAAAATAAAAATAAAAAAGGATTAACAAAACCGGAACGAATTGGTGATAATATAAGTAGATGCTAACAAAAAAGAAAAGACAAAGAATAATATGTAGGATGTTAGGATGTGTTTGGAGAAGGTCATATTCAACCTTTTACAGAATTTGTTTACGATGTGGAAAGATAGAAACAACGGTCAATATAGATAGAATGCAATGGGGCAACTTGTCGGATAAAAGAAAAGAAGTAATAAGAGAAATGATACGAGTTGAAAAAGATGACAGAGTCCTTAAAAAATAAAATAGTATGCCGATTGTTAGGATGCGATTGGATAAATTCTAATCAGTTTTTTTATAGGCTTTGTACCCGATGTGGTGGTGTTCAATCAAGACTTCTTACAAATAAATACCAATGGAGTGGTGTAACATCGAAAAGAAAAAATGAAATAACGAAAATGATAATGATTGAAAATGATAACAGAAACGAAGGTAAATAAAATAGTATATAGGATGTTAGGATGTGATTGGAAAATATCCGGATTGGGTCTTTACAGAATTTGTACACGATGTAATACAGTCCAAACAATAGACCCACGTAAAGGGGAATGGGAAACAGTACCCAATAAAACAGTATGCGAATACGCTACAGGAAGTGATAGTGATCTTTCCAGGTTATTATTATCCATAGGTTATAAATATGTTAAGTAGAATACAAATAAGAAATTTCCGTGCCCATAAAAAATTAGATATAGAATTTGGACCTCATGTCAACTCTATTGTCGGTAAAAATTTCGCCGGTAAAAGTACGATCATTCGGGCTTTGCGTTGGGTGGTTAAAAATAAACCTGCTGGAGCTTCTGTAATTAATTGGGATGCGGATAAAGCAGCTGTTCGTCTTACATCCGATGAAAACAAGGTAACACGTATCAGAGGCAAAAGTAAAAACATCTACAAATTGGGCAAGAAAGAGTTTAAGGCATTTGGAAACGATGTACCGGATGAAATACAAAAGGCATTAAACCTTTCCAATATAAACTTCCAAGGCCAGCACGATGCCCCCTTTTGGTTTTGCGAAACAGCTGGTGAAGTATCCCGCCAATTGAATTCAATCGTTAATTTAGACATCATAGATAAAACGCTTGGTGCTATCGGTTCTGAATTACGAAGAAAAAAAATAGAAATTGGTTTGATTAATAAAAGAATAAAAGATGCTGTGGAAGCTGAAAAATCTTTATCATACGTTAAAAAAATGGACACAGATTTGAAAGAGATTGAGACCCTTGAAAAACAGAGTATAGAAACCATACGAAAAGCTTGCGTACGTGATGATCTTTTGAAACAAGTACGAAGATATGAGGCTGAGCAAAAAAGCGCAAAAGAGATGGTGTCTGATAGCAAAGACGTTATATCCTATGGAAAAAGATATAAGAAAATAGCAGGAACCATAGAGGCATTAACGAATTTGAATAAAAGAGGCATAAAACAACAAAGAATTATACAAGACAGGCCTCCGTCTTTTAACCCCATCAAGAATATTCTTCAACAATACTCTGATGCTGAAGCGATGTTTGTTAAATTGGATAGTATAATAAACGAAACAAAAACAATAAAAGACAGAACACAAAAAGCAATAAAGGAATTAGAACCATGTCAAAAAAGATTAAAGGAAGCGACAAGCGAAAGATGCCCGCTGTGCGGGGTAAAAAAGAAGAAGTCATAGCAATTTTCTGTTCTGATTTTCATCTGTCTTTGAATCCGCCAATTGGGCGATCAGCGGAACCGGATTGGTTTGCGGCTATGAAACGGCCTTTAGATGAATTGACTATCCTACAAACAAAACACAATTTGTGTCCTATTCTTTGTGCTGGTGATATTTTTGACCGCTGGAACAGTAGTCCTGAATTAATTAATTTTGCTATAACAAACCTACCGGATAACTTTTATGCGATTCCTGGACAACATGATTTACCTTTACATAATTATGACGACATAGAAAAAAGCGCATATTGGACTTTGGTTCAAGCAGAGAAAATAAATAATCTGTACCCATCAGAGGACAGAGTTCTCACTGCTAATATGACAGCCTTTGGTTTTCCTTTTGGATACGATATAATTACTTTAGAAAATAAAGGAAAAGATGAAATTGCTATCGCTGTTAACCATAAGTACATTTGGACTGAAGGCTGTAGTTACCCGAATGCTATAGAAGAAGATAAAGCCGGTTTTTACGGAAAGGACTTAATAAAACAACGGTACAAAGGGTATGATGCGTTAGTGTTCGGTGATAACCATAAAGGGTTTTTAATGCACTATGGAACCACACCCGTTTTTAATTGTGGCTCTTTGATGAGAAGAAAGTCAGACGAAATAAAATATAAACCACAAGTAGGTTTATTTTATAACACTGGTAGGATGGTCCCCTACTACATGAACTGTACAAGAGACAAACATCTGGACCTTCAGAATTTGACCGCTAAAAACGATGTCTTGAATATGAAAGCTTTTATTCAAGAACTTGAAAAACTCGGTGATACGGATTTAGACTTTTCAGCGGCAATGGAACAATACCTAACAAAGAACAATATCAATATGGAAATTTGTAACGTAATAAGAAAGGCTATGGGATTATAATGGCAAATGATATGAAAAGAAAAAATCTCCCTTTTCTTAATGATGGAAGATATTCCGATGTATTTTTTTATGAGAATAGAGAATATTATATCGTAAATTAAATACTTCATGATAATATACCTCTTTCTGAAATAGCAAAAAATGTAGGCTTGTCTAAACAAAGCGTGAAACGAATTTGGAGGAAAGCAAACAAAGACTTAATAGATGAAAGAAGAAGATGGATTGAATATGGTAGAAAACATAAAGGAGTTTATAATGGATGATATGAAAAGATATAACCGAATAAAAAAAGAGGTTGAAACAGCCCAACAAAACGCTGACAAGGCTTCTGGAGCTTTGGAACAAATTATAGAAAGACTTAAAAAAGAATTTGATTGCGATTCTTTACAAGAAGCCATAAAAAAATTAGAGGGATTGAAAGCACAAGGGACCAAGCTCCAAAACAATCTTAAAAAAGCATTGGATGAATTTGAAGAGAAATGGGATGATGACGATGAGGACGATGAGGACGATGAGGACGATGAATAATGAAAAGAGTAATACGAATTATAGAACGTCGAAAACAAGTGGATACTTTTTTATCTAAATGTGCCCACGTTGAAGCTACTAGAATACAGGAACAAAAAAACCTTGCCCACGCTTCTAAAGAACTAATATATTTAGAAGAAGCACAAGAAATATCACAGCAAATAGCCCAACTCGTACAACAGCGTGCCCATGAACGGATTGAAGGCGTGGTAAGTAAATGCTTGGAAGCGGTATTTGGGGATGAATATGGTTTTAAGATAAACTTTGAAAAGAAACGGGGACGGACAGAAGCCAATTTGATACTATTAAAAGACGGACATGAAATAGAAGATGTATTAAATGCGGACAGTGGAGGTGTTATCGACGTTGCTGCTTTAGCTTTGAGACTCTCTTGTATCGTGTTAGCCAAACCGTCCCTAAAAAGAGTTATCATAATGGATGAACCCTTTAGAAATTTAGATATGAAGAACAGAGAGAATGTGCGTATCTTGTTGGAGGAATTGGCGGAAGATTTCAAGGTACAATTTATAATCGTAACACATGAGTCAGCTTTTCAAACCGGAAAGGTGATTGAAATATGATATGGTGTATTATTATAATTTGGATTTGTTGCGGGTTATATACTTCTTATAAAAAATACGATGAAGACATGCTTATGGAATGGTGGGATGTGTTTGTGTGTATATTATTAGGCCCTATACCACTACCCTTTCAATTCATATTATATCTTTTTGATCTTCAAAGGATGAAAAGAAAGAAAGGAAAAAAATAATAATGGGAAAGAAACAACCAAACCCACCATCACCTATAAAAAAGTCTTGGCAAGAACAATTAGAAGATAGTGTCAAAAAAGGTAAAAAAGAAAGAAAACAAATGATATGTGAAGCAGAAAAACATATTGAAACATTAGAACACCGTACCGGAAGCACTTCCGGTGATTTGACCAACTATCATATTGCGATAAGAAAATCCCAAGCCCTCATATTAAAAATGCTTTGTCGTTTAATAAAGGATAAATAATGGAAGCTAAAGACATAAGTAAAATGGAACAAGCAGCTCAGGATATCAAAGAACAAGTCATGCCCGCTTTAAGAACCATTTACATCGGGGCACTTCAGCAGGGCTTCACAATGGAACAATCGTTTGAACTCGTACAGCAATATTTAGATATACTTTTAAGAAAGTAATATTATGGAAATGGAAAAAATAAAACACGTTGGAGTAAGTGCTGATAGACGGATTGTATGGAATCCAAAAGAAAAGATATATGCGGAAGTATGGGAGAAAGTGAACGAAAACCCACAAGGGCCAGAGTTTAGTTTTTTAGCTCATATATTAAATACAGAAGAACGAATGGATTCAATAAGCAATATAACACAAAGGGACGCAACAGTTGCGGCATCTGTTATTCAATGGCTTGGATCTAATATAGGACAATTGTTTTTAAGTGATTGTAAAAAAGAAGTTGAAAAAAATATAGGCTCTTACCGATTGGCTCAAAAAGTTATTGAAAGAATGAAGGGCACTGATGTAATAAGTTCCAATAATCGTTCCCGATTTTCTACCGATATTCTAGCATAAAAAAGGAAGTGCTCTGGAGTTGGCAGCCGGCAAAAGCTGTTGGAAAGGACCCTGAGCCACTTCCATATCAAGTCAAACACCCTTTTTGTTGCCTCACTATTCTGGATGCTTGATAATGTACGATGACCGGATTTTTTACCTCTAACATTCGATCAAATATTTTACAATACTCACCTGGCAACAATTCGTAATTCCCATCCAATATTTTTTCTAAAGATTTCTGATCCCAAACTCTGGGATTATCTTGACATTCTTTTTCCCATTTTTCTATTAATGTAAAAACCTCTTTATTGTTCTTCAAAAAGATAGTACCGCTTAACACTTCCGTGCCCACAACGCTTTTATGGTAGCAACTTCGATCAAAAACGTAAACACCAACGTTCGCATCAAAGGTATCAAATAACACAGGGTATCGTAAAAATTCAGCATCACAATCTACATATACGATATTAGAACCTGGAAACTTCAATAGCATCCGTTTTAAGAACGTTGGTTTGTAGTTGGTGTTCTTATACCAGTCCCCTAAATTCTCAACAGCCTCCACATGATAGGGCACAGAAAATCTTTCAAGGGAATTTATTAAGACACGTGCCTTCTTTTCGTACAAAGTTTTTTTAGTATAATAGCCAACTACAATATAACACATCAAATCATATTCCTATCTACTTTGTCATCAACAAAATAGTTTAAGAAGTATTTATCATAACCATAATTAGAACAACGAATGGAGCAACTGGGACCTTTCCCTTTATTATTTATAACATCATGTACGATGGATATATGATCGGCACTACCCCATTTATCCTTCAACGCAGACCATCCCCCTTTACCGCAATCGGCTATTAAAGTATTTTCATCGCAACGTCTATCAACGCAAGCATAAGCTTTTCCGTCACTTGTAATAGTCACCGTCAATGGCGTGAGATAGCAATAAGCGGGAAGCACTTGTTTTAGGTCCAAAGTAAATTTATGACGAACACCTACAATCTCGAATTCATTCGGCACTTCCAAATCTTCGATGGCTCTTTGTATTTGTTCTTCTACCGAATTAATATCTATCCTTTGAATCATTTCTTCAGGTAGGTCAGCGGGACGTATTTGTACATAACGACATCCCGCTTCTTTCGCAATTTTACAACTCTCGTATATCTCTTTGTATGTATCAGGCAAAATAAGAATTTTCCAACCTACATCATTCCTCAATTTATTTTTTCTTATAATGGAGGTGAGTTGGGTAATATTATTAAGAACTTTTTTCCAAGCATCTTTAGGACAATTTTTAACCTTTTGATAACCTTTAGCCGTACCGGCATCCATACTAAACCCATTGAACAAACAATAGAAAGCGGCATAGTCTAAAAGCATATCATTGTAACCGTATCCATTAGTAACCAAACCAATTTGAATATTGTTATGGTGTAAACCTCTTAAAAGTTTAGGTAAATGAGGGTATAATAAAGCATCCCCTTGGCTGCCTACGATACAACAACCTTTTACTTTTGTACTTTTAATTTCCCATTCACGTAAAAAATAGGGCAGAGTATTCGCCAACCGTACATCCAAATCCGGCAATAGTTTATTTTTCACTTGTTTACGACGATGGTGACAATGAGTACAATGATACTGACACCGACCGCTTACATCTAAATTCAAAACAATGGGCGTCATGTATTGTTCGTTTACAATAGCTTCCATTCTTTGACCATGGACTAATATCTTCCCGCTGTTGAACGGGTGATAGGTATTCGTTTGTATATCTAACCCAATATTTTTACGCAAAACATTGCTCCTTTTTCTTTTGGCAGTTTAATATTTTTATGCCATTCCGGATAATGAAAAACTTTATATCCTAATTTTATCATGTCGTTTGGATACCAAGAGCTACGATGTGTTTGGTATTCGTTATTGCCAAAACCTCTATCATCTTTCGTTTGGGGATGGTTTCCAACGGGAATAAAAAAAGCAACGCAATCACTCGCAGCATGTTCGCATTTCTTAATAATATCCAAAGCTATATCTTTTTCAAAATGTTCAATTATATCCACGCCCGTTATACATTCTACAGCATTATGAATAGACAATGTCGGAAAGTTTAACAAGTCGTAACAATAAAATTTAACACCATTATTACTTTCACTAGCTTTATATATCACCGGCTGAAACGCATCAACGCCACGACGATTCTTGGCGGAAACCTGTTTTATAAATTTCCCCGTCCCACAGCCGATATCAAGAACATTGTCATACAAGGAAGCCAATCGGATCAATCTTTGAATCGACCATAAAGGTGTTGCTGCTATAAATTTCTCTGCTTTATTTTTTTCCATTTTCTTCTATGAACCTCTCTACATAGTAGGGATTGTCTATCATCACTTCAGGTAAAACACCTTGAAATAATTTAATATCATACTCAGCGAGATTTCTTCTCCACGGTTTTAAGAATGTTTCGAAATGTGCGAAAGGAAAAACATCCGGAACATCGAAAGAGTATGGTGCGGCTCTGGCTATTATTTCTTTTGTAAATTTATGTAAATGTATCTCACCAGGAATACAAGTATTCACATCCGTACCCTCTGTTAGAAACATTCTACCGCTTCTGGAAGTACGAAACACATTATCCATATCAGAGAACCAAATCAAAGGAACGAAACCGCAAACCATGCCTTTTTTCCAATTGACAGCACAATCTTGAAAAGCCTTCATCGTATGTCTGTAATGAACTTCATCTCCGTCTAAAATAATAAAAAACTTAGTGTCGGTGTCTTCTATCATTTTTTTTCGAACACTCCATTTTCCCTTTTTACCGGCGTGCTCTTTTTTCATTCGTTTATAATTGTTAGCATCCCATAAGGTTTCATCCACATCAATAGGACACCGATCAAAAGTTATTTTATTATCGTAGTCCTCATCCAATAATTTTTCTATATCTTCCAATGTATGTTCATCGTAAGAATCGGTATCATATAATAAAATTCTACTGACATAGCTATAAACCGATTTCACAGCGTAATATACAAACGGTTCATTTCTTACCATACAATGTACAGTTATATCTTCCATATTTTTACATCCTTTAACATCTCAGGCCTTTGCCATTTGTTGTTACTCTTGTTTGGGTGTTCATTTTTTTGTTTCAAACTATTGTGAAGCGGTATGGTATATTCTTTTCGTAATTTTTGGTAAACGAGATTGTCTGATGGGGACGGATGATAGTTATGATTGACTATACTTGAAGCTTGTTTCGTTACGCTATTATTTTTCCACCACCAAATAAAGTAACTGTCTTCACCGGCGAAACCTAATGCGTACCTTTCGTCAAAGCCGCCATTTTTTATAAAAGCGGTTTTGTTAAAAGCTAAACAATAACCACCAAAATTAATTACACGGGTATTGTTTCCCTGTGGATCTAAAAGATTGGCTTTGTGATATAATAAAATATCTTTATTTTGTAAATCCGATACAACCTTTATCAAATTATTTTTATCCGGAAAAGTTATTTCTGGATCAGTTACCATTACGTTTTCGAATGACGGCATATTACATATTAAGGAATTTCTATCACAAGCAGGACAATTAGAAGCGACCTTAAAAGGCAACATTTCCCGATCACAAAAAGCGGTTTTTATTTGATAAAAATTTGAATACCAATTATCTATAACAGACAACCAGGAATCATTAGAACCACCATCAGCTACGCATATTTCAATCTTTTTACAATCAAAATTTTGTCGTGATAAATTTTCAAAACAACGCTCTAAATACTTAGCACGATTCTTAAACGTTAAACATATAGAGATATTACTCATTACACTCCCTGTATTCTTTTCTTTTCAAATTCGAAGCTTTTCTTTTTTCTGAATCCTTTTTTTTCAAACGGCCTATCCTATCATTGTTCGAATGTCTTATGTAGTATAAACGCTCTGGAATATTGATCTGAGAACGTCCCTGTTTTTTTATATCATAAACCCACTCGACATCCTCACCACCACAATCTACACCATTTATAAAATTCGGAAGTTTTTCTACTTCAAACATAATGGAAGCAAAAGAGCCTCCCCTATCTTGTTTATTAATAATAGGATTGCCAAAACATTCACATTCGTTTTGAGGAGTGAGTCTGATATGATTAGTCGTAATGTATCTGCCTTTGTTTTCTTTTAACGCTTGTAATTGTATTTCAATTCTTTTCGTATTGGACATATCATCGGAATCCTGCCAACACGCTACAGGTGTCTTCACCAAATCAAGCAAAGCATTCCTAGCAACACTTACACCATCATTAGTATTGTTTTTATAATAACGAATACGACCATCATTAATTTTTTTAATCAAACTTTCCGTCTCATCAGTAGAACCATCATCGTAAACGATCACATCCAAATCTTTATAAGTTTGACAAAGTATGGAACGTAAACAATGTCGTAAATACTCGGCTCGATTATATGTAGGAATTAAAACACTTACCTTCATTTTTTTATCCAATATATTTTTCTATGTCCACGTGTCCTGTGTTTGTACTTGCTTAATACTTCCCCACCTACAATACCATCAATATCCTTTTCCGTCAAGGAACTTTTTACAGGAAACAAAGGGGGCATTATTAATTCTACAAACACGTGTTTTTTAGTACGCTGTTTCAACGTTTGTATCGTTGTTTCTAAATGCTCATAGCTTGGGTCCGGTTGATGATGAACGCTCAAGTATAGGGTAATATCGAAAGGCTGCTTTAACAGTCCTATATTGGGACTATTTATGAATTCTACGTCTTGGTGAATTATGTTGCTCTGTATTATTTTCGCTGTCGCTATAGTTTTTTTGTTGGGCTCATATCCGATAACTATGGCCCCATTTTCACTAGCCTTAAACGAAAAGAAACCATAGTGACTTCCTACGTCATAAACGGTTTGACCGCTCCAATCTATTTTATTAATTGCGTCCCAAACATAATTACTGTCGGCCTTGGGGTGAGGCGTGAAAGGAAAAGTCTCAAACCAATACGTTACATCAGCCCACTTTTTAATTTTTGAATCGGACCAATGTTTATGGATGATAATTTCTAATGAACCCTCTTTTAATATTTCAGGTAACTTTTCTTTTGTTAACACTTCTAAAAGATTATCACACTGTTTGCTAGTATGGTCCCTAATAGCCCAACCGAACCAAGAACGTTCCTTTCTTTTTATTTCAATAAACCAGTAGGACTTCTTGTCTGTCGCAATCGAAGGTTCGTGATTTGTTATCCTACAACCTGGAACTCGTATATTAAAAGTTCCAAACATTGTAGTCTTAAAAACAGATGTATGAGGCTTGCAACACCCACTTGCTTTGCCGGCTCCAGTTTCATAATACCCTTTCATTTTTCTACCTTTTCAATAATTTTATCAATTCCTTTATACTCAATAACGTTATTCAATGGACTTCCTTTACAACAAGAAAAGACTTTTGTATCTGGTTTCATTTCTTTTAATTCTGTTAAACCTAATTTGAAATATTCAAAGTATTTTTTAAGGTTCCTGTTGAATTTTAATTTTTTAACTTTGTACTTCGTGTGATAATGAGATTGTTGTAGTATGTCAAAGGTTAGGTCTATACCCAACAAATATATATTTTTATAACCAAGAAGAACCGCCAATTGTAAAGCACAAAAACCGGAATTCAAACCCGTTCTAAAATCATCAAAGGATAATCCCATACCCTCTGATTTTTTCGCTGTTATTACTTGATGAAAATCTCGAAGCTTATATTGTAATTTGAATCTGGTATCCCTAATAACACCTTGTTCATCTTTCTCCAAAGAGCCGGTCGAAAAGTCGGCAACAAATATTTTGTTACATGGTGCGGACAAAAACATTTCTCGTTTGGTTCTAATCTTATGCGTAAAAGTATAATCGACCGTGATGAAATAATCCGGATTGGGGACATCAAATATCGCTACATTGGTAACAATAGTTGTCTTGTCTTTCAACCTATTGAAGTCAAAATCTTTTAGACTTGGACCACCGCCGACTATAAAAACTTCATCCCTTTCCATTGGAATACTGCCTCTCTTGTTGTTACTCTAAAATTACCCCTATATGTACTAACAAAGCATGTAATTTTGGGGCTTCTGCTTTTGCCTCATCCATTAGATTTTGTGTTATCGTGTCTATTGTAGGAAACATATTTTCATCGTCATCAACCAACTTTAATTCTGCCGCTGATTTGGAAACGATTTTTTTGTTTACAATCTTATTTCTTTTTTGATCCACTCTCCCCTCTATGAAAGCTTCACCCTCCATTACATTTCTTTCTATATCAGCAGGAATGCATCCTACACTACGAATAATTTCACCAGTTGTTTTTTTATATATAAGATAATTTTTACCACTCATTTTAATAACTCCACACAAGACAAGGTTCTTTCTTCCACACGTACATAAGCCGCATCATTACTAAAAGCCTCTATCGTATATGAAGGGCCTGTGGTGTGTACTGTATCTAAAAATTGTAATACCACGGATTGAACGGATGATGGTCGTATATGTACGTTATACGATGTTCCCGCTAATGTTGTTCAACCGCCAACCCTTACTCTCAAATCAATTAATTTGAAAGTGGAACCGTGTGTGTTTCTTACTATTACGGTAGCAGTCACCAACAAATCAGAATTAAGCGTGCAAGTAACAGCCATTGTT